CTCAACGACAGATTGTAGGATATGCCGACCAACAACACAGGACGGTGATCAACAATGATAGACGAAGATGTTTTAACTGAAACAACTTGCCCACTTGAAATGCTCAACACTAAGAATACAAATCCAAAAGACGCAATTGGCACTCGCAAAGCGCCCATGTCTACCGTTCCCGCAAATGTACTGAAAGAGGTCGGCGTCGGTATGATGGAAGGCTCTCGAAAGTACGGGCGGCATAACTACCGGGTCGCCGGTATCCGCGCCAGCGTCTATTACGACGCCACACAGCGTCATATGATGGATTGGTGGGAAGGGGAAGACTTAGACCCAGACAGCGGCCTGTCGCACATAACAAAGGGCATTTGCTCACTTATCGTTTTGCGGGACGCCATGCTGAACGACAAAATGACAGACGATAGACCACCTTCCACTGACATTTCGGAACTTAGAAACACAATGCAAAATGCGGTCGATGACATCTTCAGAAAATACCCAACTTCACCGCCAGCATATGTGAGGAGCAATGAATAAAGAACAACTTATGACTGATCTGATCGTAGACGAAGGTATCAGGACGGAATTGTACCGATGCACGGCTGGAAAGCAAACAATCGGTGTCGGCAGAAACATTCAAGATCGCGGTATCTCTAAAGGCGAGGCGATGTTCTTGCTGGCGAATGATATTGATTCCGTCTGCGACGAACTAGACGCCCGTCTGTATTGGTGGCGTGATCTACCGCAAGATGTCCAGCTTGCTCTGGCGAACATGGCTTTCAACATGGGTGTTCCCAAACTTCTTAAATTTGAGCGTATGCTGGAAGATTTAGAAAACAAACGATTTGGCAGCGCCGCCGAAGAGGCGCTTGATTCACGCTGGGCGGAACAGGTAGGTGATCGCGCTGACCGGATTGCCAAACTAATAAGGAGCGCATAATCGCATGGCTTTTGGTATAGACGACGCAATAGCAACCGGTCTTAAAGTTTTAAACAAATTTATTCCAGACCCGGAAGCAAAGATTAGGGCTGAAAACGAATTACGGTCTGCTCTGCTGGCGGCTGACAAAGGGCAGATGGACGTGAACAAGGTCGAGGCTGGTCATAGATCAATCTTTGTAGCCGGATGGCGACCGTGGATCGGTTGGAACTGCGGCGCGGCGTTTTCGATCCATTTTATCATTTTACCCCTGACCCAAGTCGCGGCAATTTACATGGATTTTGTGCCGCCAGTTATCTCATTTGATATGCAGTCTCTTATGACGATTATGATGGGTATGATTGGAATCGCGGGTATGCGAACTTACGAAAAATTCAAGGGAATTACCAAATAGTATGAAGTCCGCTGTTGAAATTGGTGCGGCGGCTGAATCTTTTGTGTCTTTCAAATTGCGTTCTTTTGGGATTGGTGTTCATGCCGCCGCGCCGGGATCGCCGTATGATTTAATTGCGGAAGGTAAAAATTGTTTGCTGAAAATTCAGGTCAAAGGAACAAAAAAGCCACGCGAGGGGCGATATCATTTCACCACGTCTAAAGGTCGGGGACACAAGAATCGCTATGTCGCAGACGACGTTGACATTTTTGCTTTCGTGGCGCTCGACATTGAGAAGGTTTATCTTGCTCCCTTCGCAACCATTACCGGTAAGACGTTAAAACTTGCACTTAAAAAGTTCCACTGTTTCGATGAAAAAAAAGAGTGGTTCAAGAACTGCCACGGTCTGAAACGCTAGACCAAAATAAGAACATTTGCACCCCGTTTGCACCCCGTTCTTGTTGTATACTGTTTTTCGTAGATCGCCAGCCAACAAAAAACCCCTTGGTTTCCCTAGAGAAATATGGTGGGCGCGACAGGGATTGAACCTGTGACCCCTGCCGTGTGAAGGCAGTTGTCTGTTTTGTTGATCGACACGGTTTTCAACGATTTATGCATAGTCTAGCTGGGTATTGTAGGTCAATGTAGGTCATTTTTTGCACCCCATTGGGGCGATTAGCCCCGTTTTACACCCAAGGTTTTATGATTCACAGCGTCCTTCAAGAAGTCCGGGTTCAGATGCGCATATATTTTTTCAACGACCGCTAGGGAGTTGCCGAGAACCTTGGAAATTTGAAGCAACGATACGCCATTCAAGGCGGCATGGGTGGCCCAAGTATGCCGTAGTGTGTGCGGCGAAACGTCGTCTAAGCCAGCCCTTTCACATGCGCTCTCGAATGTCTTTCTGATAGCACCCTTACCCCCAATTACATATAGTGAATTTTTTGATGCGGCCCATTTTTTAAGATGCGGTAAAAGAGAATCGGGAATCGGAATTGTGGGACGTTTCTTTTTAGTCTTCTGTCGGTCTGGTTGCTGGAATTTTATCAGACCGGTGGCAAAATCCACTTGCGACCACTGTAAGGATTCAATGGCCTCTTTTCTGGCTCCGGTGGCGAATGCCATTCTGACAAATCGCGCACACCGTCTGTCTGGGACACGTTTCCGCGCTCGACCATCCCATTCCGCCGCATCAAGTAAGGCCGAACATTCGTCGTCTGTAAGCCAGCGCTCTTTAGGCGGTGCTTTTATGGGCAGCGGAATGTACGGAACATCCTGTTTGCGCAAAAGACGAATTTTGACGGCGTGAGACAGCGCCGCAATCAAGGTGGTTAATTCTCGACGTGCAGTCTCGTTACAAGCTTTACGGCCAACCTTGGCAGTATTCCGCGCAACGATATAGCCGTCTGTAACATCCTCGACGGTTATATTGGTCACACTCATGTCAGAGAAATATTCCAGCAGCCAGCGCATACAGGTGCGTTCGCGCTGTTTGTCTACGACATTTTTTTCGATATGACGGTCGTAAGCTGCCAAGACTTCCTTGACAGAAATTCCGCCAAGCTGGTCTGCCTCATCTTCTATTAGCCACAGGCTGAATCTCTTTTTAGCTTGCGACGAATCTTTTGTACGAAGACTCTGTCTCCGTGTGTGTCTTGTTTGTTCGTCGTACCAGACGATCTGGTACATTCCATTTGCCTTTCTCTCAAGTCGTGTTTCCACTTTTTTGCCCTTTCAATGAATTTATCTAAATCGGTTTCGGCTATCAAAACCGGTCTGCCGGGAATATAGGGAAGCTTTCCCGACAGACGCAATCTTTTAACAAAATCAGCCGACCGCCTTAGACGTTGCGCCGCTTCTTTTTGTGTTAATAGATTCAAGATTTTTCATCCCGTTTTATTAGCTCAAGCACCTGTAGAGCAGTTTCCATCGAAACCGCACGATTAACTCGTAGCCATGCCGTTTCCGGGTCTGACTGAGACATCTTTAACTCGATAGCAGGGATTTCGTTATCCAAAGCGGCCTCAAATGAGTTCGGCAATAACTCCTCGACTTCCACGCCAAGAGCTACCGCAAGTTTTTTTAACCCCTTGGGCGACGGCATCGACCGACCTCTTATATACGTTGAGATTGAATCGCGTCCCAATCCAGCGGCCCTGCCAAGCTCGCTTTGTGTCCACGTTTTCTTTGTCATAAGCGCGTAGAGCCGTTTTCCAAACTCCTGCTTGGTTAAATGTCTTGGCGACAAATGAACAACATTTTCAAAGTTATCGTCAGGTGGTGTATGAGTATTCGATCTTTTTGCCATAATCCGAAATATTATCCTCCGTTTTGTTGGTTTATTTGTTGATTTAGCATGACCTACATACTGTAGGTATCAACTTCTGTCAACAAAATGTTTTTGTCGAAGCATTATTTTGTAGGTTGACGAACCGACAAATTGTCGTGTATGGTCTACATCTATCGACAACCTGGAGTGAAAATATGCACACATTAGATATTGTTAAATTGGTTGAAAGGCTTGGGGGGCGGCAAGCTTTGGCAAAGAAATTAACAGAGTCAGCACTTTGCCGTTCGGTGTCGGTCAAAGGAATCGAAAAATGGTGTGAACGCCAAACAATGCCTCTTAGCCGACTTTTAGATTGCATGGTGCTTTCAAGAAAAGCTGGAAAATCAATCGATGTTAATAAACTTATTCAAAAAAAGGGCAATTAGATGAGTGAAGAAGAAAACACATTAATGACCGTCCCTGTCTCAGCATTAAGTGACAGCATTGATAGCGTTGACGCTCAAATCGAGGCGCTAAAAGACCACCGCGCAAGGCTCATGGACGAGGTTGAAGCACGTTTTTTCGCTGGTTTCTTTGCACAGCTTCCCAACGGCATTGGCACCGCACACATTATTAAAGACGGTGTTCGCGTTACTTGTAACGTTGTCAAGAAGGTCACATGGGACGAAAAAATCCTGCAAAGCATGGCACACCAAATGTCTTGGCAAGAGGCTAACGATACCTTCAAAATTAAGTTCTCTCTGCCTGAAAAGGCATACAACGATTTGACCGGTGATATGCGAAAAATGGCCGAACACGCCAGAACAGTGACTCCCGGCAAACCAAAATACACTTTAACAGAGGCGGAATAATGCTGAAAATAAAAACAGCGCGTGAGCGTATGGAAGAACAAACAGCGATTAACGTCGCGTTGTTTGGCCCTTCCGGCGTCGGCAAAACTACAGCCGCAACCACACTAGACCCGGAAACGACTTTGGTCATTGATCTTGAGTGCGGCACATTAGCGCTCGGTGATTGGGGCGGCGACACACTAGACGTTAGGAAGGAAGCGGCGAGTATAGGCGCTCATCCTTGGGAGTTTTGTCGCGGCCTAGCTTGTTGGCTGTCTGGACCGGACGCCGCAGAAAAAAACGGCCCATATGCTCAAGGGGCTTACGATCAATATTGCGAAGTCTTGGGCGATCCGATTGCTTTCAAATCCCGGTACAAGACCATCTTTGTAGACTCGATCACGGTCGCGTCTAGACACTCCTTCCAATGGGCCAAAGCTCAACCGGAAGCCATTTCCGAACGGTCTGGGAAAACGGACAACCGCGCGGCTTACGGCAACCACGGACGGGAAATGGTGCAATGGCTGACCACTCTACAGCATATGCCCATATCTGTAATCGTCGTCGGTATTTTAGACACGCAAATAGACGACTTTAAACGCGAGACTCATACGCCGCAGATCGTGGGCGGTATGGCGGGGCGTGAACTCCCCGGCATCTTCGATGAAGTCCTAACACTCAATTGCTTTGAGACAGACGACGGCGTTCAATATCGCGCCATCTGTTGTCATCAAATGAACCCTTGGAACTATCCTGCAAAAGATCGCTCCGGGGCGCTCGATCTGCTTGAGGCTCCCGATCTTGGGGTACTGATGCAGAAACTTCAGGTTGGCAGACGGTCAGACCAGACGATTACGACCCTGCCAACGCCAACAGAACCTAAACCCGAAACTGAAAATAAAGGAGAAGAAGCCAATGCTTGATTTTGGTGGAGATACCGGTGGCTCCGGTGCCGATTATGACTTAATACCCAATGGGACTCTTGTCATGGGAACCATTTCCCTTGAGGCGTCTAAAATTTCACAGAACGGCGGACGGTATTACCCGTACACCATTTCTATTGACGATGGACAGCCATACGAACGCCGCAAAATCTGGGGCAATATTATGGACCCGTTTTTTCCCGAAGGCTGTGACGAAGCCGTTCAGGCAAATCTGAAAGGTAATTCCGAAGGCGCTTGTAATATGGGCAAAGCGACCGTCCAGCGCATTTTGGAATTAAACACTGGTGCGCATCCAGACAAAGAGGGGTCTTATCAGATCAATCACATTGCGGATTTAAGCGGGATGTCCGTAGCGATTCGCATAAAAAAGAAAAAAGGAACGGACGGTTACGCCGACAAAAACGAAGTTGCGGCATTTTTGTCTTGCCACGAAAAACTCCCCGGCTATCCAGATTTTCAAAAAATCCAAAGCGGTAATGGTGCGGTAGAAAACGAACCAGTGACTAGCTTTGGCTCACCTCAACCGGTGCAAAAAACGGCGACAACTGACGAACCACCCGTGTGGATGGCGCAGTCATAAAACACTCGTTTTAATTGATTCCGACATTTTGTAGCAATTTTTACTTGAAATTAATCGACGCTGCGATAAACTGTGGTGTCGATTAATTTATATGTAATCAAAAAAATTATTTGATTACATATAAAAACCATAACATTTTGTTTTTGAAAAGGGCAAATTAAATGATTTTTAAAAACGGTGGTATCACCGAACAAAAAGATACACATCCAGAAATTTTCTGGGAAGCTTGTCATATTTATAAAAACTCAGACGACATCGACAATATCATCGATGCTCAACGAACATTAATTTTTTTATCTGTAAATGGTTGTGAGAAAATTAGTTTTTTAGCAAAAGAAGTTTTAGAAAACTTTGGTCAGATCAAAGTCACCATTTGTGAAGCGGCGGTGGCGACTGCTGAAGGAGAATATCCTTAAAAAATGACGTATATGCTTCGCAACAGGCAGATGGAATTCGTTCGACGCTCAATTGCGGCGCTGGGTGAACATGGTAACACAATTTCAACTGCGCCGACGGGGGCAGGAAAGACGATTTGCCTTTCCGCTGTCATAGGCAACACGCACCAGACAGGCGATTGCCATCTGGTACTTCAACATCGGGACGAACTTGTGGCGCAAAACAGCGCCACATTTTCGACCATGAACCCCAAGATCAAGCATTGCGCCATCGACGCCAAGCACAAGGATTGGCAGTTGAACGGCGTCAACTTTGCGATGGTACAGACGTTAATTCGCAATCTTGATACTATGCCGGTTTTGTCTGGAATAACGATAGACGAGGCCCACCATACTGCCGCAGACAGCTATCTGCGCATCATCAACAAAGCCAAGCTGGACAATCCAGACGTAAAGATTTTCGGCGTCACAGCCACACCAAATCGCGGTGACAAGAAAGCGCTTCGCGGCGTCTTCACAAACTGCGCCGACCAGATCACCATCACAGAGCTAATTGAAAGCGGCCATTTGGTGCCGCCCCGGACGTATGTTGTAGACATTGGCGTACAGGAAGACTTGTCACGCGTCCATCGATCCGCCCTGGACTTCGACATGGCAGAGGTGGAAGAAATTATGGATAAGGTAGTCCTTAATGACAGGATCGTTGATGAGTGGAAGGCGAAGGCTGGTGACAGACAAACCGTCGTTTTTTGTTCAACAGTTCTCCACGCGCAACACGTCAAAGACGCCTTTGTGGCTCACGGCGTTCACGCTGAAACGATATATGGCGATATGCCGAAGGGAGACAGAGAACATATTCTGGCCGACTATGACGCTGGCAAGATAGATGTCCTGACAAACGTCGCGGTCTTAACCGAAGGTTGGGATCATCAGCCGACCGGCTGCATTGTCTTACTTAGACCGTCTAGTTTTAAATCGACCATGATTCAAATGATCGGTCGCGGCTTACGCAAGGTGGACCCGGAGCGTTATCCCGGCGTCCAAAAAGACGATTGTATTGTTCTGGATTTTGGAACGAGTCTGTTAATTCACGGTAACATCAAACAAGATGTTCGTTTAGACGGCGAAGGCTTGAAAGACTGCCCGGAGTGTTCGGCGTCTGTGCCGAAGCAATGCACCGAATGTCCGATCTGCGGCTTTGAGTGGCCGAAGATCGAAGGTGAAAAGAAAGTCTGCCAAGAGTGCGGCGAAGAAAACCCTGTCAACGCCAGACTATGCTGGAACTGCAACGAGCCGTTTTCAGACCAAGAAGAGAAAGTCGCTATCAATCGGTTCCAAATGACAGAGGTCGATATTCTAGACGCCTCACCTTACAAATGGACACCGCTGTTCGAGGGCTTGGTGCTTGTTGCTTCCGCCTTTGATGCTTGGGCTATGGTCGTCAAATATAACGACCGGTTTTATGCCGTCGGGGGCGCGAAGAATCATCGTTGTGTCTTGCTTGGTGATAATAACGATAGACAACGGTCGCTAACATCCGCAGATGATTATCTCAGACAACACGGCGATAAGGAGATGGCGTCTAAATCTAAGCGGTGGCTCTCGTTACCGGCAACAAACAAGCAGCTTAATCTTTTGGGAATCCCGCCCATGCAGGGGCTTGGCATTAATCGCTACAGCGCGGCTTGCCGTCTGACATGGAAATTCCAAGAGAAGGGCGTCCGCGCCAAGCTTGAAGGAACACACAGAAAGGAAGCGGCGTAATGGGCAAGCGATCCACAGGGCAATTCGACAGAACCCCGCGCGACTATTATAAAACCCCACGGTCTGCTGTT